ATCTGTCTATTATTCTATAATGAATATGAATTTCCTCAACCTGTTGTTCTAATTTTATGAATCTTGATAAAAGATCGACATTGTTTATCAATTCTTTCTGTTTATTGGATACCTGATCTAAGCACTGATCTATTTGTCCTATAATATCAACTTCGGGCAGGGTAATGGGAGAAGCCTCTTTTTCCCTGGTTGGAAAATCAACAGGTTCGACGCATGTTTCCTCCTTGATTCTTTCGAGATCCTCTATATTAAACAATGGTTCACCCGTTAAAGGGTCCTGAGGGTATGGAGGATCACAATCTCTTTCATCTATTAATGGTGGCTCGTCTATAGTAAAATCTCTTCCTGAATCTGGGTAGTCGCTATCGAGATCAGAGAATTCTCTTTCCTGTGCCTCTAGATCATCCGGGTAAATAGAGACATCATCAGGAAGCTCCCCCTCATTGGTGTCTTCATTTTCACACGGCTTTCTTCCTGATTTTCTTTTGGATAATATTTCTTTTATTTCCCTCGATGCTTCAGAAGCAGATTTTCCACTAGATTTTAAAGAAAAATGAACGGGCTGATTGCCACTCATTATTATATCAAAAGAGATAGGTAGACCTAAAACATTTACGGTTCTGGATTTTTTATTGGCGTAATTAAAAGGTTTACCTAAAACGGATGGACTTATATTATCAAATATTTCCTCCTTAATTTCCTGTAAAATATCAGGGGAATCCGTCGCAATTTTTCTTTCGGCCTGTTTAGAATTGGTAAATCCTGATAGGGTTTTTCCAGGGTTCTTTTTCTCGTATATTTGCTTTAATATCTCAGAGTATAACTCATCCCCCTGCATTTTACAAGAAAGATCCTCAACTTTTTCTATTGGTATAGATAAAGGCTTGGGCTTTAATGATTCAACCATTGCATTTATGGCGGTTTCAAATATTTCCGTTTCTTTTTGTATTTCTACTTCAGGATCAACGTCAGTAATTTCAGGAATTTGATAGTCAGGACCAAATATAGTCTTCAAAACGAATGAGTTGTTAAGCTGTGTTGGGTCGGCGCTTAACAACGCTTCCATTATGGTATCAATAGATCCGTTTATTTTTGGCGGTTCGTTCATTTAATTAAAATACGCAGCTACCATCATCTATAGTGGCATCTGGGTTAAAGTTTTTAGCATCAGGATCTGTACATCCATAAATATCGTTTTCCCTTGTTACCCTGACAGTCTTGCTGGTTGACAAGGATTCATACAATGAAGCTAGCGTGGAATTAACACCAGGGGTTGCAGGCTGCTTTGAATCAACTGCTGACGAAAGCTTCTTTAAAAAGTCCCAAAGTGGTTCGGCACAAATAGCAGAGAAAACTGGGTTGTGACCCAGATTAGTAGTTTTACCGTCAACATGAACCTCTTCAGAGGAATATTTAATTTTATTGACACCTACTGCGTTAATCTCCTGGTCCGCATATTTAGTAATTACTCCCCCACGAAATTCCATTGCACTAGTATCTTCTGCATGGGATATTAAAATTGAATTGTCATTTCTTATTATTATTCTAGATTCCTTAAGATCTATAACCAACCCCTTTTCAACGGTGTAATATATTTTTAGTTTCTCTATCCCGTCATAGATTAAAGAATGAGCACCATCATAGCTTCTACTTATCTCGGTAACTAAGTCGGGGGAAAGCTCCTGAATAGCTTTATATTCAGGGCTATAATAGTTTTTATTGTTGAATTGGACATGCACAACAGATCCTAATTTTGGAATAGAAACTCTTCCACTTCCTCCCCCGTCTCCATACGACATTTCGAATCTTTGATGAGCCCACGGAATTTCTTTATCATTAAGATCATCAAATACTCCAAAAACTTTAACCTTGGCCCTGCCCTTAAATTCGGGGTCCTTGTTATCAACAACAACGCCTAAATAATGTGTTACTTCAGCATTGGATTTTTTAAGATTTTCTCTGGTTACTAGTGCCATATAGATTATACAGGATTTATCAGATCAAGTTCCCAAATTGATCAGTGGTAGGATAAACCCTTCCCAGCTGTTTTTGAGTAGTCTGCGGTTCCTGTATATACTCATCCCCGTTACTATCCATATAATTTCTCTCTGGAGGACCTAATGATTCACCGGGTACCTTCGGGTAAACATCTCCTAGTGTCGACGGGTTTTGCGAAGCATTTATGGATGATGTTCCGGATTGTACGCTGTTGTTATAAACTGGATCCTTAGATGCTAATGGATCGGGGGGCGGAACACTATTTTGTGTGTAATTCAATTCTCTTGGAAGCCTACTTCTGGTAGTTATGCTTCCGGGTAATGAATTATCCATATAAACATCCTCGTTTGGCTCTGGGTATATTCTATCTGGTACCCCAAGATTTACTCCTGGGTTATTTTCATATTCATCACCTCCTGAAGGTGGATATGTTCTATTAGGTAGACCCAGATCCCGTCCAGGGACGTCGCTATATTCATCCAGAGAAGGCTGCGGATAGATTCTATTTGGGGCACCTAAATCTGTTCCTGGAACATTAGTATATTCATCACCTCCTGAAGGTGGATATGTTCTATTAGGTAGACCCAAATCTTGACCGGGTGTGTCTGGGTATTCATCCAATATTGGCTGTGGATAAATTCTATTCGGAACTCCTAAATCAGATCCTGGAACATTAGAATATTCATCTCCCCCTGCGGCTGGATAAGCTCTGTTAGGTAGACCCAAATCTTGACCAGGTGTGTCTGGGTATTCATCTCCATTTGGCTGTGGATATACTCTGCCAGGGGTTCCTAAATCTTGACCCGGAACATCTGGAAATTCGTCACCATTCACGGGTGGATATGATCTATTAGGAAGCCCAAGGTCTGATCCAGGAACATCCAAATATTCATCCCCGTTTGGTGTGCTATAAACTCTTCCAGGTACGCCTAACTCCTGTCCAGGAACATTAGAGTATTCATCCCCATTTGCCGGGGGGTAAGCTCTATTAGGAAGTCCAAGGTCTGATCCAGGAACATCCGGATACGAATCAGAATTAACGGGCGTATAAACTCTTCCAGGAACACCCAGATCTGCTCCAGGTACTCCGCTGTATTGATCATCATTATTCGTTTGGTATGTCCTATCGGGAAGTCCCAGATCGGATCCAGGAACATTTCCATAAACATCGTCCGTCGGCTGAACATAAACTCTTCCGGGTAGGCCTAAATCCTGTCCGGGAACCGTACTATATTGGTCGTTATTATTAGATGGATATGATCTATTAGGAAGTCCTAGATCAGATCCAGGAACGTTTCCATAAACATCATTAGGACCAAGGGATCCTGAAGGAGCTCCTGGACCAAGAACATTACCAAGATTCTGAGCTGGGTTTTCAGGTACAGTTAAATACACATCTTCATTAACTCTTGGGTACTGTCTTTGCCCTGGTCCTCCCAATCCAGTAGATTGGGGATCAGCTTTTTTAAACGGATTTGGTATTCCAGACTTTAGTGAATTTACCAAACTGAAAGCATCGTTAGTTGCTTGAGCTAACTGGGAAGGCTGAAATCCGTATATGTTTCCCAAAAGTTTAGACTCTATAAACGAAACGGCTTCATTTTTAATGGTCGCCACTGTGTTAGTAACGAAATTTGAAGCAAGCTGAGCAAAATAATCTCCTGCACTAGGTTTATCATCAAAAGTTAATTTTTCAAGACCCGATGTTAAATCATAATCCATCGCAGTATAATTTTCAACCCCTCCCCAGGTGTCGCTTATGATCATGCCCTTGATTCCATTATCGTCCTTATATTCATTCAATTCTGTGAATTGCAATTTATAATCTTTAACCCTTCCCACTTGGATTTTAAATGACGTTGAAACCATTTGTCCTCCGGTGTTATTGATTGTATCGAAAGATGGATATGTTGAATCAAAATCAAATTCACATTGATCAAGCTGATAAATGTATACATAGGGCTGTAGATTATAAAGTCCCGATTGGACATCACCTGGTCCTCCAGCTTTTAAGTCCGGTCTAGTAGATCTGTTAAGAAATTTTTCTGTGCTGTCAAGCAATCCAGTCTGTGAATTAAAATCAGATAAAACATTGGCCACTTTTGCCACTGCAGGCACGGAAAATGGATTTAAAACATCACTCATATTAAAATCCAATTGAATATTTCTCATCTCCGTTACAACGATCCACATTCTAAATTTTCTTAGGTTTTCGGGGAGCATCACTCTATGGTGGGTATAATCATAAACTGCTTTTCTATATAGTTCAGCAAGTGCAGAAACCCTCATATCGATAGATTCCAAACAATTTATAGTGAGTTCTCCAGCTCTCTGCGGTTTTCCAGCAGCTTTCCCATATCTAGGTATCGAAGATGCAACTAAATTGTTTAGCCCGGAAACGGTTTGAAAATACCATGGAGAATTTTTATTCAAATACTCTATCCCGTTACCAAAAGCTTTAAGCATTTGATATCTTTTTTCGGATCTAGTTCTTAAGAAAGCTTGTGCGCCTAAATAGCCAACACCCCCCTGCATATTAAAAAGATTTCTTCTTCCGTTTTCAGATTTTAATTTTGATCCATAGAAGAAATCAGTATTTGTTTTATATGCTCCATCGACGTTTAATTGATAATCAACAAATAGATTTTTTGATCCCATTTCTCTGGATAATTGCTGTTTGATTCTATCAGCCATATCGTCATCCCCTCCTACTCCTTCCATTTTTTTAAATAGTGGAGATATAGGAAGAAATGTTTCTTCCTCCAATAGACTGGAATTTCCAAAATCAAAAATAAATCTGAAAGAGATATATGTGGGGTCCTCTTTTTTTCCAGATCTAGTTGTTTTTAGTCCCTTAAGAAATTTTTCCCTCTGAAAGTCTATCTTCCTGTCAAGTGCAGATTCGTCAGGAACTAATCTATTTTTAAGGCCAGAGCCTAATTCGCTTCCAAAGTTTGCCATTTTTATTCTTCGTTAATTCCGTCTAGAATGTCGGGATCCGATGCAAGACCAGCATTCAATGACCATTCTTTTTTTCCAAGTACTAATGTTTGATATATTCCCTCGCTTTTTCTATAATTTATTTCGATTCCCAAAACAACATAATTTCCAGAGAGAAAGAGATTATTTTTTCTCGACTCCGAATCCTTCATAGAATTTGCAACCGGATCTTTACTAAAAGAATTTTTAGAGTCCGCAGTGACAGTGGAACTTCCCTCGTGAACTATGTTTACCACAATATTTTGTCCTCTATATATGAAAGGAGTCCATGCTCTGTTTTTTATCTTCAATAGCATTTTATAATTATCATTCTTATTCAGAATGTTTTGAACCATTGCCTGTTGGATGTTTTCATGAGCATTTTCGTGGTAAACAGTACCAATGTATGTTTTTTTGATTTCCTCCTTGTAAATGTCTTCACCCAATCTTCCTTTGTTTATAGTTGCTCTTGCACCCAATCTTTTATTTGTTATGCTTTCTATTGGATAGGTAACAAATTTATTTTTAGGCTTATCAGATTCAAGCTTAGAATCATAAAACTGTATATTTTGAAAGTATCCAAGGTCATTGTTAATTCTTCCCGCATTATGTTCCACAGAGAAAGCGGTAATAAATGTTGGGTATTTTTTAAAATTATTGGAATTAGAAAACATCAGGGGAAAGTCTCCTTCAAATGGTTTAGTTCCGCCCATAATAGATTTATTTTCATCTACCCCATAGGGAAGCTTTAAAGTCTCCATCTCGTTTTTATCATCGAATTGCTTTCTCATATTGACAAAGTTCAGATTATAATATTGATCTATCCAGCAGTCGAAATAATCCTCGTCAGAAAGCCAAGAAGCATTAGATACATTTTTTATAAATGAATAGTAGTCAAGGTTGGGGGAAATCCAAGTCATCTGGTCTGATGTTTTCTTCTCGTTACATGCAAATCCTAACCCCAGATCATTAGATATTTGTAATAAAGCATCGTATGAAGAACCGTTTATAGCCTTACAGATATGCTTGTATATTTTGGGAATTCTCGTTTCTCCCCTAATAGTAAAACTTATATATTTTCCAGTTGACCCGTCACTATCATTTCCTCCCAAATTACTAGAAAAGGTAGAAATTACCTCGGTAACTATAAAGTCCATTCTGATTGGCTTATATTCCTCTCCTAGTGCTCTTATATACAGCGAAATTATATCTCCGTCTTTGGGATATGATGTATAAATAAATCTTTCATCCAACGTCTGAAATCTAAATATAATAGTGGGTAAAAAAGTGCTTAGATCAAGAGTAAATGTTTGTATTCCGCTAACAAAAATATTATTTATTTTAATCAGCGGTTGATCCAATCCAGATGAGTTTTTCTGTGTGTTATTGGAAGCAAGATCTTGTTCCCCCTGATCCCCTTCCCCTTTGGATGTGTTGACTGTGGAGAGTTCATCCAATATTATTTCAGGCTTGGTGATTTGCAGTATGGTCTTATTTAGATTTATGTCCGCCATTATCTAAAAATGTTTTTTTGAGCTAATTTAGATTTCAATTGGGTCAAAGATACGTTTCTATTGGATTTAGTTCGACATTGACCTATATCAGGGCCAAAAATTAATTTGCCATCCCCAATTTGTATTTGTTGCTCTCCATCCGCAAGAATATTAGGAGGTAAAGCTTGAGCTGCATTGGATATATTTTTTGAGTTTAAATACTCCAATCTATCATTACTGATCTTAGATATCTTATCTTGTAGCTCCTTTCTAAAAGTCTTGGATTTATTGTTCTCCTTAATTCTTCCGCTATTGGAAAGATCAGTAACTGTTTGATCTCCCGGTATTGCTAATATTTCTCCTCTTTCCAAACTTAATGGATTGGAGATATTATTGATTTTCAGCATTGTTCCCAGGCTTGCTTGGGATTTCATATAAAGAAGAGCAACCAAATCTGCTCTCATCTCGGTTTCTTCAGTCACTAGAGCTATGGATCTGAGGGTAAATCTAACTCTTCTTGGATCCCATTCAGCGGGAACAAGGTCTATCATTTTAGCACCAGTTCTTGGATCTATTCTCTCTAGTTTTTTTTCTATGATATCTATACCTAACATCTTTTAATTTTTTTATTAATTACCAGGAAGATTTTCACCCGCAATTTGTCCCTGAACAACAGAAAGGGTTCCGTTTCCAGTTTTTCCTTCGGCAGTGATTTCAGCAAGGGATTTTCCGGTGATATCCTGGAATGCTCTAAGAGCTTCTTCCGATGTCGGGAGATTACCAAGGTACATCCTTCCATTTCCCCTATTAAGCTGGGACTCAAAGTCTCCTTTGTGTCTTTGCCTAGCGTGTTGCATTTGGAAAGTTGCTTTAAATCCTATCGGGAAATCATCAGGACCTAATGTTTCATCAAAATCTATAGTGACACTGGAGCAAATTAGATTTCCGACCATTGCAATTGGATTCAAAGGATTTCCCACAACCATATGCCAATCTCCGGTTGGATATCCGCTTAACATCATAGGTTTAAAGTAGATTGTTCTTAGAAACTGGTCCGAAATAAAAACAGAAAGGGATTTCATAAATTTAGAATTAGGATCAACCCCTTTGGATGGATCCTCTATAAATCTTTTCAAGTCATCTGCAGCCTCCTTGGCGTATTTTTCAAACTCCTGTAGTCTATTCACCGTATTTTGGCTTAGTACACCGCTGACCGCTTCCCTAATATATTGTAATGGATTTGTTAGAAGTTTAGCGTACCCCTCTCCTCCTCCAGGAAATCCGATTCCCACATTGGTCTGTTCAAGCCTAACCTCAGGAGATAAAAAGGTGCCATAATCTGATCCTAGCACTAAAATATTGGTCATTAAATCCAGAAATAAAAGCTTGGTGTTCATCTGACCAACGGAGGTTAAATTGTAATCAAACGCAAGAGTAAATGTCTCCATACCTCCGCTAAATCCTCTTCCTCTAACCATCATTTTATCTACAGTATTAAGATTAACAAATATTTTTTTAGATAACGGTCCACCAGCACTCGTTTCAAGATCTAGAAAGAATCTTCTCAATCTGTTAATCTGCCTCTCCGGATTCTCCAATGTTCCTAAAATTTTATCTATATCAGATGATGCCTGGGCAAGAGGATCAGAAAGTGCAGATTTTAAAACGTCTCCAAATGGTGTATTCATTAATCCTATGTCACCCGTTTTCATGTTAAGCATGTCGGGCTGACTTTCTGGATTAAAATTTAAACCAGTGGTAAATTTTAATATTCCTCCTAGAGTGTTTCCCGTTCCCTCGCCAAAGTATGTTACAGCTTGGGCAACGGGTAAAGCTACGTTCAGTTCCCCTTTATCACTTATGATTTTTTGGATATGGTCTTTGGGTCCTTGATCCATAGACACGCTTTGTCCCGAAACATCAACTCTAAGATTTGATGTTGGAACTCTTAATGAGTCTAAAACAGGACTTGGAAATCTTCTTAAAGTAATCATTCTATTATTAGGAATAACACCATAATGCTTGCAAAATATAAAGTCCTTAACATTATAAGGCTGGGATCTATATTGGCTGTTCTGAAAGTCCATAAATGCTGGAACCCCTTGTGAATTAGGTTCAGAAACAGCTTTGATGATATTAGCAGCAGTGGGATTTCTAGAAATTGCCGGGGTTATAATTCTGGCTGCGCTGGTTGTTTCGGATTTATGATATCTGACTCCGCTTTTTCCAAGAACATAATAAGCAAAAAGTCCAGTCAGTGGATTATTAGCTGAAGAAGCTTCATAAAACAAACTTTTAGGAAGTTTATCTCTTTCACTAAGCTCAAATGTGCCAAAAACTTTATCACCAGCATTCTGAAAAGTAGGAGAATTAGTAGATTGTATTCCAGGTTCAATTACTGATCCTCCAGATCCAGCATTTGATACCGAAGGTGGATTTAATACCTGTCCCGTTTGATTTACTGGATTTTCGCCTGCCATCTAATAAAACCTTTCTTTTATATATTTAGATTCGATTACTGGACGTAAATGAACTCCAGATTGTCTCTCTCAAAATGTATAGAAAGATTTTTTCCTAAATTCCTGATGGATGCCTGAGTGGAATCAGTAAATATCATGCAAACGTACTCTTCTTTGCACTTTTTTGATGTGTAGGATGCTATTTTTTTATTTACCCACTCCACAAAGATCCATTCCCTTACGGGGTTCATTTCTTTATGGGTAAATCCGTTTGCTTCAAACCAACTATTCACATCGATAAGATAAGTAGGACCCGAATTGGGATTCAGGCTTTTCATCGATTCTATTGATTTGACAACATATACGGTCATCCAGATATTAATCGTTTTGTTTTTCGGAGTTTTGGTTCGCCTGACGTGTTAAATGCTGTAGATGCAACATTTCTCCATATTCTTTAGCCCTTCTGGTTCTTTCCAGTGTTTGATTCAGGGTTTCTTTTTTTCCAAGAAGTCCCATTTGTTTGGCCAGCTTTCTTCTTTCTCTTCTAGATTGAGATTGCATATAAATTAAAAATTATTCTTGAAGTGTTTAATAAAAAGGGTAGACACTAAAGCATCGTCCAATGATAAAGCATCTGAAACGCTCAGCATTTCAAAATTTGTGTCTCTCTCGTTTTCTGAACCGTCAGTTGTTTTTTCTTCTTTTGCTAGTCCGGTCACATCAACAGAAAAACATGGATTAGGGGTTGAGATCATCTTTGATGTGTAGATGTTACCTAAAAACTTCCATCTTTTAACATCTTCTGCCGATATTCCAGATTCTTCTTTTAGTTCTCTTATAGCAGTTTGTAAAATATTGGCATCATGATCATCTGGGGATCCAGTAATTAGGGTTTTTGTTATCCCTCCTGGTCTTGCTGAGCTAATTTCAGATATTATACCAATCATAGTTGGATTTGAATCTTCGTCCATGATATATGGCATGATCACAACAGAAGGCTCTCTCTGCTCTAAATAAATAGATCCGTTGTTCTCAATTACATTGAGATATCCATTACTGTGAATCGTCTTCTTGGATTGATTGTCTATTGTCTGCATTCTTCTTATATATCTCCCTAATATTTTTTCTTAGGGCCTCCTTAATTAGTTCCAAATCCATATCATCAACCACAAAATTTATTATTTCTTTTTCAGCATCTTCAAAAGAACTATTCAGAACATCATATAAACTTTTTGGAGGAAGATTAAGTTTCAATTTAAAATTCACATCAACCCAGTTGGGCTTCTGCTTTTGTAACAGGGATCTAATAGGAGAATCTATTATATACTGAGAATTCCCGGATGTATCGTCTATCAATTGTATATTTCGGCTTCTTCTGGAAGTTTCCCTTTCTCCAGGCGGATTTAATTCTCTTTCCCTGATTTCCCTGGCTTCGCTTCCATCCAATCTGAGCATAAACTCATCAATAATGGAGTAGTTTATTCTGGACCCATCTGTGAAATAAACCCAGAATATTCCTGTGGTTTCATCGAATATAACATCTTGAAGATCAGTTATTGATCCTTTCTGCTCCCCTTTTAACCATTTAAAAGAAAATCCCTGGAGATCTTCTTTAGCCTTAATTAAATCTTGGTTTATCGCTTCAATTTGTTCTTCCATATTATTGCTTTTTTTTAGAAGATTTTTTATCCATTTTATCATTATCTTCTATTATTTTAATTTCAGTGAATCCGTCATTGGAATGGTAGCTAAGGTGGTCCTCGAGATCCTTCTCAATAATCCAGTGCTCCTCTTTTTTCTCTTTACCCTTGCCCTTTGGTATTATTCTTTCCCATATAATTATGTTATCCATAATCGGGTCAGGATGTCTATAAAATCTGTGATATGATTTCATAGATGTTCCTGGGGCTCTAACCTCTATAATTTGTCCATATTGCAACTTTTCCATTTTACTCTATTTTATAGGGCAAATATATGGGATTATTTCAAATTCCATTTATCACTAAAAATTTTTCTTCTCCGTATGTTATTCTATCGAGCTCTTCTCTGTTTTCTATAACAACCTCAGTTGTTCTTCCAAGTGTATTACTATGATGCTCAACTATGGAATTAGTCACAAGAAAATGATTGATCCCCTTTTTATTTAAAGTCATTACATAATCATTGTCGCTATACCAATGTGTGTATCTTTCATCCAAATCCCCTATAATATCGTAAATTTTTCTTTTCTGTACTATACACCAGCCGGATATAGTTTCACGAATAACAAGTCCCGCATAAATACCGGTATTGATCCCGATTCCAATTTTAGGCTGGGTCATAGGACAAATCGGGTAAAAAGACATAAAATCAGGATTGGAATCTCCAAATTCCATTATATTAGAGATCCAATTCTCCTTAAAGATCAGGTCGTTATTACAAAGAGCAACATATTCCGATTTTCCATGTTTTCTGCCAAAATTTAAAAATTTATGGTAACTATATGGCATTGGAGATTTTAAAGTCTCTATATTTTCATACTGAGTAAACTCTCTCTTCCAATCTATGCCCTCCTGAGATTCAACCACTATTGCATTAATATTGACATCAGATTCGGATTTAAAAAGGGAATCCAAACAATTACGGGTCAGACTAAAACATTCATCGTTCTTTGCGTAACTGACTATGATAACGTCTACATTTCTCATCATGATTGGTATGCGTCTCTGATTCTAGAGGATTGTTCAAGAAAAGGTCCAAGCCTATCCAACTGCAGAATTGATTCGCTGTCGGATGCGGACATAGATGGAACTGGATGGACTTCAACAAATATTCCGTCTGCACCTGTTGCCATAGCAAAATTCATCATAGTTGAGACTAGGTCAGGATCTCCTCCTGTTGTACCAGAGCTTCTGTTAGGTTTTTGAAGACTGTGGGTGCAGTCAATAATGACCTTAGTGCCAATTGATCTTTTTATTCTGGGTACCACAGTGGCGTCGACTATTAATTCATTATATCCAAACGTTGTTCCTCTTTCACAGATCATATCTCCAATACCTCCAAAAGCCCTATATTTTTCAATCACATGAGCACACGATTCAGGCGAAAGGAATTGTCCTTTCTTGATATTTGTTGGTTTGCCAGATTGGGCACAAGCTTTAATCAATTCAGTCTGTCTGCATAAAAAAGCAGGGATTTGGAGATGTGTGACGTACGGATCTACTAATTCAACATCAGTGGTTTCATGCACATCGGTCATCACAGGAATCTGATATTTTTTACCTATTTCATGTAGAATGCGCAGTGCTTCTCTCTCGTCTATGCCGGTAAAGCTCTTAGAAGATGTTCGGTTAGCCTTCTTATAGCTTCCCTTAAAAATGAGATCGAATCCGAATTGATTGGATTTTTTAATCAGATATTCTGCAATGATTGAAGAGGTGAAATAATCCTCAATCACACATGGACCTGCTATTAAAATTTTAGCCTCTTGAGACCTCGCCGAGATATCCTCCATGGTGAAATTTGCTATATTGTTCTTTAGTGAATTTTCTTTTTTCTATGAGTCCTGCAACTATCATATCACAGATCACTGACATACACGTGGTTGATGTTGTTGGGGTTAATCCTAAAGGACACACTTCCTCAACTGGCCCAAACTGAACGACTTCGGCGCACTTAATTTCAAAATGATAACTCCTATTTCCAACTATGGCAACAATCAGATTTTTATATTCAAGGTTTTGCTGGATTAGCTCCACCAGCTGAATTATTTCGGTGGTTTTTCCTGAGTTTGAAAATACAAACACTATATCACCTGGCTGAATAATTCCAAGATCCCCATGCTGTGCTTCTGAAGGGTGCATGAAGGATGCAGATATTCCGGTTGAACATAAAGTTGTTGCAAAAGCATGTGCGACCTGTCCAGCCTTTCCCATACCAGAAGTTATTATTCTAGTTCTCTGGGTCATTCTTAAATCCAGCCAGTGCACTAGTTCGTCTATTCTTCTGACTGGTATCTTACTTATTGCATCAATTTCTTTCTGAATTATCTCGTGGTAGTTCATGCTTTTCTTTTATTAATTTGAAAATCAATCATCTCCTTTAGAATATCATATATCGTCATTTTAGATTCCCAGCCTAGATCATTCAGGGCTTTTGTGGAATCGCCGATTAAAAGGTCGACTTCCGCGGGCCTAAAATATTTTGGATCTATTGATATTATTGTTTTTCCCTGGTATAAGCATATTTCTGTAGCACCTTCTCCCTCCCATTCGATGTCCATACCTAATAAGAAAGCAGTTTTGTTCACTATTTCCCTAACAGTGTGGGTTTTTCCAGTGGATAGAACATAATCTTCAGGGGTTTCCCTCTGTAGCATTCTCCACATACCTTCGACATATTCTCTGGCGTGTCCAATATCCCTCTGCGCATCAAGATTGCCCAGCTGGAATGAATCCAATAGTCCAAGAGAAACATCGACCATGGAATCAACTATTTTCTTCTCCATGAAGTTTTCACCTCTTCTGGGTGAAGTGTGATTAAACAGAATTCCATTACAAGCAAAAAGACCGTAGGATTCTTTATAATTCTTGATAATCCAATATCCATAGAGTTTTGCAACTCCGTAAGGGGATCTGGGATAGAATGGGGTCTTCTCCGTCTGGGGAACCTCCTGAACCATCCCGAAAAGTTCAGATGTTGAAGCCTGATACAATTTAGTTTTTGGGGAATGAGTTTTAATAGCCTCTAGAATATTTAGTGTTCCTATTGCATCAACCTGTCCAGTATAATATGGAATCTCAAAAGAGATCTTCACATGACTCTGTGCAGCTAAATTATATAATTCATCAGGTTGTAAATTGGAGACAAGATTGGATATGCTTACAGGATCCGTAATATCTGCATAGTGCCAATAAAAATTGGGATGTTCTCTAAGATGATCTATTCTCCATGTATTAAATGATGACGATCTACGAATTGTACCATGAACCTCGTAGCCTTTTTTAAGGAGAAGTTCCGCTAAATAACTACCATCCTGACCGTTAATTCCCGTGACTAAAGCTACTTTCATACATTTTTTTATAGAATTCATATGTGCTTTTAATTCCGTTTTCCAAAGAAATTTTTGGAAACCATCCGGTGGAAAATATTCTACTAACATCCATAACCTTTCTCATTGTTCCGTCGGGATATGCAGGGTTAAATCTAATGCTGCCTTCATATCCGATTATTTCCTGGATTTTATATGCTAACTCTCTAATCGAAATGTCCTCGCCAGGACCAACATTGATTATTTCAGATCCTGAGTAATTTTCGGAGAGAAATATTAGGGCATCCGCTAAATCATCAACATGTAGAAATTCTCTCATTGGCGTTCCTGTGCCCCAAATTTCAACTTCAGGTGATCCTGAGATTTTTGCCTCATGAAATTTTCGGATTAAAGCGGGGAAAACATGACTAGTATTAAGATCGAAATTATCTCCAGGTCCATATAAATTAGATGGCATTACTGAGATAAAGTCGCATCCATATTGTTGATTGTATGATTGACACATTTTTATTCCAGCAATCTTGGCAATTGCGTAAGCATCATTTGTGGTTTCTAATGGTCCAGTTAAAAGGTATTCCTCCTTGATAGGTTGGGGACATTCGCGAGGATAAATGCAAGACGATCCAAGAAATACCAATTTTTTGATTTCGTATCTATGACAGGCTTCTATGACATTAGTCTGTATACGAAGATTCTGTGTGATGTAGTCAGCCTTATAGTCATTGTTAGCCTTAATTCCACCAACTTTTGCTGCACAAAGAAATACCAGATCTGGCCTAAAATTTCTGAAATATTCGAAGACCCTTTCCCTCTTGGTTAGATCCAAATCATTTCTAACCGGATGGAGAATCTCATGATTGGACCTTGTATTTTTATATTTTGCGAGTAGATTTGATCCAACTAAACCCCTAGATCCTAAAATTAATGTCCTCATACATCTTAATTAAAATTTCATCCGGGATTATTATACTCTCGTCTTTTTTTCCAATATCAATTGTCATTTTGGGTAGATCTGGACTGCTGGCAACTATAATCCCGTCACAACAATACGTGTTATCTAGATCCACTTCGGATATGATGTGATAATTATTATTCAGCAATCTATCTATACAAGAATAATGTATTTGATTGGAATGCGTTGATATAAAAAAATAGTCTATAATACATTTTTTCATTGAATCCATGGATCCATCTAACATCTCTACTTCATTTCCTTGTATATCCGAATGTAGTATATCAACTCTTTCTATTTTTTGTTCATTTAAAAATTTATCTATAATTATCCCATCTTTGCCAACATGTGAATTAACGAAATTTCCTTTAAAATGATTAAGATCAAAGTTTCTTATACCACTTTCTATTTCTTCTTTGCCAGGTTCTATCATTATAGATTTTCCCTTGTTAAATTTTTTCAAAAAAAGCATTGAATAAAAAGCCCAATAAGATCCCAGTTCTATCATTATAGGATTTTCTTTCTTAATATTTTCTAGTATAACGGAAAAAAGATACTCCTCCTGCGGCTCATGAACCCCCCTGTTTAATAAAAATATCTCAGAGAATTCATCATAGTAACAATTCTTGTATACCTTTAATCCATTATACATATGGACTATATCTTTCTCGCAGAATCCGGATATTTTATCCCTTACAATCTTTTTATTTATAGGGTCCGAAATAATCTCCTTAAATCTGTTAAAATAAGCATTCATCTAATATGAAGGATATTTGGCATAAATTAAATTTATAGAATTCTTATGAATAAGTTCTAGAGAATAATTTTTGCAATAATCACTAAAAAATATTTCTCTTTCGGGCTCAGAATTCCATTCAATACAAACGATCCACGTTTTTTCTAAATTTATATGGGGAAGTATAATTTCGTCCATTCCTTCTGCATCCATGCTGATGAAATCAAAATTAATATCGGTAAATGGGTACTTTTTAACAGCGACATCTATTACTTCCCATTTTTCGTCTCCCCATCTTTTTGTTTCTTTTTCTAATATTGTAGATAAAAGTCCAGTGTCGTTGGATGATAGGTGGCTCCCGTTGCAATACATTTTAGAAATTCCATCTATATCTCCTATTGCAAAATTAAAAAGCATGTGGTTCTCTGGATAGAGTAGGCTAAGTTTTTTATAACATGCTGGGTTCGGTTCAATGAAATATCCGGTTATATCCGGATATTTAACAATCAATGCCCGGGAATTAGATATCGTTTCGCCGTCATTTGCTCCTATATCTAATATTTTATTAGAAAGAAATTGTGGATATTTATTTTTTAGCTCCTCATAAAATTTAAGGATAATCTCATCTTCGTCTAATTGGCTGTACATAATTTATTAAATTTTTATTATTCCCATACCACACGTATTACCGTAGATGAAATCTTCGCTTTTATGGGTATTTTTGATTTCATTCCAAAATTGGACAACACCAGGTGCACCTATCGATGCTATATCATGAAATATCATAATACCATCCTTATTAAGAAGAGGAATAGAATTTATATAATCAGATTTTACACCTTCGTAACTATGATCCCCATCTATAAATATAACGTCATATTTTGTTTTACATCCTAATAAATATTGATCGGAATTCATATTAAAAAATTTTACATCCTCTATATCTTTAGATAGAAAATCTTTTATAAATTCTATCTCTTCTATTTTCTGTCCTATTGCTTGATAGTAAGAAAGATTATCTACAGCATGACTTACCAGTAAAGATTTTTTATTTATATGGGAAAAGGTCATCCATGATCCGCCGTTTCCTATTCCAATCTCTAAATAAGACTTAGGCTGTTTCTCCAGTATTTTTAGAATCACATTAGAATACTCCTCCGGAACTTGCTGAAGTTTAAGATCCCCTGATTTTTCACATTTAAAATAATCCTTGTTGGAAGATCCCGCTTTATTTCTTACCCAATCAATTAGAAATTCAGAATTAATATTTTCTGGAATCTCATTTAAGATATTTACACATTTCTGATTCATATTTTTAATTTTTTATTAGATGCTGATATTTTTCGATATTGTTAATTATGTATTCAGGAAAAGATTCATCTATTTCAACTATGTGGTATTTAATATAATCTCTTCCAAATATATCTTTAAGATCGTCTACATTTTTTTCTATAGTAGCGTTGTTAATCTTCTCTGGGTCATTCATATCTTGGTGAGCATAAGCATCTACTTTATCCTTGATTTTTTGAGCCCCTCCTAAAAAACTCCAGTGCCATCCAGCATCTCTTATTATTGTTTTTTGCATGCCAGCACAGGCTCTCATTCTATAAGTTTCTATTTTTTTTAATTCGCTAATTTTAAACATAGAAACAATTTGAAAATCTATACTTTGTTTACAATTAAGATAATAGTAATATCCCTTAGTTTCTATGATAGCTGGTAATTCCTCGGTAAAGGTGACTTTTCTATAGTCCGGTATTTCGTCGCAATCAGCAAGAATCATTATATCATTATTCGAGAAATTGGATAAAACATATCTACCTAAACTATTTCTCGATTCAAACTCGTTGTGCCAAGCACTTGTGCCACAATTATATTCTACTATTTTTATTCTATCCCTGTATTTAGAAAATCTACTTTCTAAATTTTCACTTAGATATAAGGGTTTATCCTTGCCAGAAAATGTTTTTCTGGATTCACTTATCACCCAATAATCAATATAAGGAGAAGTTATCTCCAGTCTAATTTCTAATAAATCCAGTTCATTGAAAAAAGGGAAACATTCTATTTTCATATTATTTACAATTATTTATATAATTAACAGCGTTATCCAAAAGTGATTTTGCATGGAAGCCAAAACAATTATTTATATTATGCTGATCGTCGAGGGGAAATTCTATTGCAAATTTTCTAGCAACTTCCACTGGAGCTATCTTTATGCCTTGGGATTCGAGAATATGTCTATTAGTACAAACTAGGTAGGTGTCTTCATTAGACATAGTTCTTGGAAGTTTACTGGAGGCTTCTAAAAACTTTTTGCTTCTCAAAGAGAATCCGCCGTTTCCAACCTGTTGTCCCTCCTTGGGCCACCCGATATAAAGAGGCCATGGGGCTCCAATATAATCATAATCATAAAAAGAATCTTCCCATAGATATGGATTTAGAATAAATCCATCATCTTGAAAAACAAGACAGTAATCACTATCTATGTGATTATTTAATTCGGTAACGCAAAAATTGGAGTATTGTCCAATTCCCATTGGATCTATTAAGGTATTTTTAATTCCATCAATATTAAGATCAAATGTAGTAAAAACTTTTACATCATAGAAATTTACCCGGTTAATCATAAAATCAATGATTTTTTGGTATCTTAGGGTTCTTTCAGAATCTTCTATCCTGCCATCCAAGCAGAATAGTGTTACATTACTAAGATCTATTTTTGAGAAATCCATTCTATTATTTTTTTAGGAACTTCCCCTCTAAAATCCTCGGGGGATAGATCAAAATTATTCTGCAATCTGCCTTTAAAAACATCCATTCCTCTATAAAAAGTAGATTGATTTTTATCATCAATGGCATCCTTATCGTGATAAAGCTTAGTATAATGAAGATGAGCAAATTCCACATCTGATGCCTCAACAACACATCCTAAAATACTGGCAACGCATGTGAGTTCGGTATCACAGAACATATGTTCATAGGATGGATTATATATGTAGGGAAAGCTATCAAGATATTCCCTCGAAAATATAGGCATTGTGATAAGGTCATTACTCATCCCATCCGATGTTTTAATTACATATTTTCCCGACAATTCAGAAGCAATATCTCTCAGTTTATCATCCCAGTATTCAAAGCAATCTGTATCATCGGAAAAAACCAAAATTAAATCTCCATCTATATGTGGTTTAATAGAATTTATAGCCTCTACCGTACATGTATTAGGATTAATTACTACATCGATTCTCGTATTATATTCAACTGATAATTTATCCATTAACTCCAAATATTGATTAGTGGTAGGATCGCTGTTATCTATGGATATAATCACTCTTATAGATTCCGTGTTATTTGCATTTTCCAGCCATTTCTTAACAACCCTATACATTCTTACGGGCCTTTGCCTGGATGCAGCAACTATGTTTATTTTAATCATAATTTTTCACTTTATTAAAAATCAAAGAATCCGCAGAATGTAATTTAGTAACAATCTCCAGGTTTTCCCTGATATATTCGATTTTTGAATCGTAAAGATCTTTATTGAGAAGACTCAAATTAAAATTATCACTCCATTTAATTATTCCGTTAATATTAAAGTCTTCCTCTATTTTATCAGTTCCCCAGTATATCGGAATTACACCCAAAGCAAAGCAATCGGTTATTTTTTCGGTATAATACTTATCAATTTTTGCATTCTCAAAAACTATAGAGAACATATACGGAGCAAGGGCTTCTTCCTTGGATCTCCACCAGTCTCCGTTAGGCCCTATTCCCGTTCCTATCCTTGTAGTTCCAGCTGCTCCCCCAAAAACATCTGCAGAATTTTTTAATCTCGATGCTATCTCCAGTCTTTTTTTATGCCCCGTGGTCATATTCTTGGAGCTGGCTATCATTGAGCAAATCCTACTCTTCTCTGGTATTCTATAATTTTCCGGTCTAGTCCAAGGAAGATTAGAGCCAGGAGGATTAAAGATAAAAAAGCTAGGATCCCTAGATATGATCTCGTGATCACAGGTAAAAATAGCAGTATAATGATTTTTATATCTTGGGTAATTATGTATTAGATCATTTTTAAGAGATGGAAGGACCTCAGAAGATTCGCAGAACCATCCAAAATTACCTCTGGCTGGACCTGTGTGATTCGTCATATTATTATCAATCCATACCGTTGCTATTCCTTCTCCTTTTGACCATTCAAAATTGCTAGGTTTAAAAGATGAGCAGGACGAGTACTCAACAGGAAATGGAGACCACGTTGTTTTTAGTTTATTCATACGATTATAAAATCTTTATTAGTGTAATTAAATGGGCGATGGGGATTAAGTTCCTTCATTATATTCATTATAGATCTCTTATTAGGGGCTTCTGAATTGATATTTTCTAAAAATCTTCCATTATGAAAATCAGATCCGCTAAGTTTAATTTTGACAGTGGATCTAAATTGGGGTATTATTGAATGCTTTATGGCATCATGATCTAATTCCGGCTGTCCAGTTTCAACTTTTTCTGTGCAATGATCAGCCCATGCAGTTATAACTCTAAAAGCTTCACTAGTGTTTCTTATAAATATAGGGGATGCAACAAATCCATTTATATCGTTAGTATACGACACAAGACCAAGATCAAATTCATCTGATAAATTACAAAAGGAAGCTAGGGATTCTTTTAAATTTGTGTCTCCGTCCACCCAAACAACGTCTTTTGAATATTTTTTGATTATCTCTTGTATGAAAACGGGTTTGTAACAGCAATTCTGAAAATATTCCCTATCTGATTCATATTGTCTAATTAGATAATTTAATCCAAAAAAATGAACTTTTCTTACCAGTTCTGTTATGCGGGAGGAATAGAAATTTGATCCTATAGGATCAGATATAAATGATATGATCATAGGTCCATCATTGTCTATCCTACTCCATTCATTCAATATATTTCTATCCCTTGAATTTTTTAAGGGCGGAAATAAACTCATGTTTTCTTTTTTATTTGTTAAGGAATTTGGGAGTTCATTATTTGGGACGTTAGAAATATTTCTGTGATTTTTATTTGAAATTTCCCTGGTTACCCTCATTCTTCTTCTTGATTCAAAATCCATAATCATTAATGTTTAATTTGTTAAAATTTAAGCTTCTAGAACTATTTTTATTAATTACCACTCTCATCTGGACATCTTTATCGGGAATTCTTGATATTCCATTCATAATAATAGATCCATCCGTATAGTCTATATACCTCTCCCCGCTACCAAGGATCTGCGCGGAAATTTTTCCAGCATATTTAGGCATGATCTCATACTTTAGAACGTCATGATCGAAATCTATTTCTCCTCCTCTAATTTTACTAGAACACACATCGCCCCAATCTTTTAGAAATTCCAAACACTTGCCATTATACTTGAATCCCAATGGTGATGCCTTTATTCCATTTATTTCACCTGTGTGAGAGGCAAAAAGAATATCAGAGTCCCACTTTTTTAGATTATTGGGAGCTGAGAAAATTTGTGTATCAACATCTATCCAAACAACGTCTCTATTAAACTCCATGATTTTTTCAAGTATGTATAGGGGCTTATAAAGAGTGTTCTTCCAGTATGCACCTAAATCCTTTACATTTTCAATATGAATATTTAAACCTAATGATTCACATGATTTTTTTAGTGATTCTGATGCTGTCTTATAATATTGGTTCCCAGTATAATAAGAGATGCAAATAGCATTATTCTCCATCGATAATAGTTTTTAAATATTCATCCAAGCTCATCTCAGCTCCCATGAATAGAACTCTATGTAGCATTTCTCCCCTGTCCATCATTTCGGGTGTAGTGACATCAATTAGTCTTGGAAAAGCTGATATATCTATAAGATATTGATTTATATCAGACAAAATTGATTTTCTGGTATCATCATTATTAGTCTCGAAGGCATAACCACTTAGTATGTCATTGATGTCCTGATAAATTTTAAATTTTTCCATTATATTGGTTTTTTATTATAGTCCTAATCTTCTGAAAAGATCCCCGCAAATTTCCCTATTGTTTGAAAGGGGTCTGGGAATATGACAGTCAATATAATCATATGGATTATAATCACCCTTCGGCCAGATAGCCTTATCCAGTCTCCTAGTAGCATATTTTTCTTCGATCCAGCCCCTTTCAAGATGTTTGATTTGTATACCCGGTTTAATTCTGGATTGGTTATAAAAAAACTTTTGATCCGTACCAAACCTGATATTCATTCTCATTAATCTCCTGAGAAAAACCTTATGATCCGAATCACTAAGATCCAGCAAATCAGTAAAACTCCGTGGATCACCAGCGAGATAACACATGGGGTACTGTGGATTAGTTCTGTACCATCTATATTGAATAACATCAGAGCTGTATGACACTATACCCCTATCTCCTATCTGGCTCGCACCATTTTCATAATACTCCCGAGATATAGGAAGCATATCCATATCTGAAATGATAAAAGGTGCATCTAATATTCTTGCACCCCAAAATCTTATGCACTGAGCTTGTTGGGCAATATTCCATTCTGGGATCGATTCCAGATAAATTGTTCTACCATATTCCGTCACATTTTGGGAAGGACCTTGGGAATCAATATAAATTAGAACTGGTTCTATTCCAAGCTTCTGCCACATAGCTGCCACATAGGGCCAAAAATCCAGATACTCGGGATTAGCATTAGAACTCACTACGGCGTACTTAATCTTCATCTACGGATTATATTTCTGGCAGGTCTTTTATGAACGTTACGGCTCTCCTGAAAGTGTTCTATGATAGGTTTAAGCCCAGGGTACATATTTCGTGTGTGATCGAAGATATAAGTGTACTCCGGAGGAAGATTACAATAAACTAGATCTGGATTCTCCCGAACAGCAGTTTGCATGTGTTTTTGCTCCCATGTTTCGGGTTTAGATCTCTCGGCGGGTATTTTTGAGTTGATCTCTATCCACCTTTTTACCAGTGACACAGTCTTAAGATTGTTTCTTAAAAAAATTGTCCCTGATAATGCTTCGTCCTTTCTCCATCTAAAATCTTCCGTCCTATATGCTATATCACAATCTAGAGAATTAAAAAGATCTGGAAAGCTTCTAAAGGCAGCGTCAACATCCACATAGACTAAATTTTGATCTAGCTTCTCGAGACACTCCAGAATGAAATGTGCTTTATAATGTGTGTTCTTTTCCCAGCTTCCAAGGTCTCCTATGGGTTTAATGTAATGCGGAATTGAAAAGTTTTGGAGAGATTCCCGTAGTCTACCAGCTAAACTTTGGTAGTTTGAGTTTTGGGTGTAATAAGCTATAACTAAAAATTGGGGGCTCACAAGTAATATATTATATAATAGAATTCATCCCCGGGATTTACTTCGTAAAAATTTTAGTCTGCCCTGGGTGGAAAGTTTCAGTTTCTTGAAAATTTTTTTTAGAAAGAAATAAAACCGCTCTTTCTATATATAATACGTATCATCCTAATGAACAATGAAAATACTAAAGCCTTATTGGTTTCTAGAGAAGCCGGTCGATAAAGAACACAAATATTATGTGTTAATGGCTTATTTGCAATCCATTGAAAAGGACTTCTCCAATGGAGAATATGTTAAACAGCTAACTAATGTACTTAGAATTCAAAAGGATCTTTGGAGCTTTAAGAACAAGGGTGTGCTATCAGTGAAATCAAATTCACATTTAACCGAAAGGGAATTGGAAAAAACCCACGATCTCATAGATGATTTTTTACTTTCAGATGAAAGAGATGAAATAATAGAGGAGTCATTATCCACTATAGAAAAGTTTCTAGGAAAACATGACTCAGTAATTAGAGAATATGATCAAATGGTAGAGGTAACTCATTCAGGATCTATAAATCAGACATGGGATAGGGGATTTCTCATTATCAGAAAAAACCTGGAGAGTATGCTTAGAATATTTTCTTGGAGTTTTTCTATTATTAAGATAGACGGGAATGAAAGCGTAGCCCTATTAATGACCGAGCTTCTTGATCCTGTGTGTGGATTTACCGAGGATGACAGAGAAGTTAAGAAGTTTTTAATACAGAATTTAAAATCTTCTATAATTAGTCCCAATGATGCTATTCTTTTTGGAAAAATCACTGAAGAGCTAGAACTGGATCTTGGTGTGGATCTATCCAAAGAAAAAGCTGTTGATATAATAGTGAAAAACTATAAGAAATCAATCGATCTCCTTTAGCAGTAGGAATTTTTCTAAATTTTCCCCCTCAATACCGAAGCTCCCTGGATTGAACTGATCAATCTTAAAGATTAGACTTTCTTCTTCCCCTCCCGCTTCTGTTGTCACAACCTCTATCTTAGTTTTCTTTCTGTTTATGTAAAAGTCGCACGATTTACCATCCGGCGAAATGTGGTCTCTAAGAAATAAAAAAGATCCGCTAGGCATTTCTATCAATTCTGGAGCTCCCCCCGTTTCTATTACTTTTTCCACCTTAGATATAAATTCTTTTAGTGCTGTTGAATCTAGATCCCTTATCGAAGAAGCACCAAACGATTCTGCATATTTACTTATTATCTGAGAGATCATTTTCTTTATTTGTGGGGTTTTATCTCCATAAAAATGAATGTCATTTATCAGATCATCTATAAAATATCCATCCCTAAGATCTTTCTTAGCAAATTTGAATGATATGGACTCCTTAAATTTTGACCCTGCACTGGAGCTTTCCAAAATAAATTTTGAGAAGTTGGAGATTCTATTCATGATTTGATTTCTTTTTTTGTAATTTTTGCGCCTCGGTATATGAAGAAAATCTAAAATCTTGAATATTCAGCGGCATTTCTATTTGTTCTAATAAATCTGGACCAAATTCAGGCCTATCCAAATTAGATATTCTGATTAAATTGGGATCAAATGCTGGCTCATAGGGCTTACATTCCACTAATATTTCATCCTCTAGAGTTGAAAAAAATAGGCCATTTTTTAGAATAAAAAGATAATCTCCCAGATTTGCTGAAATTTTATTCCATACGGGTCTAAGAATTTTATATCCTCTATAAACAAAAGTTGTATCCTCATCACCTGTTCTTATCCACACATCAGTTTTGTGTGTGAATTTGTAATAGGATGGAGATTCATAGGATTCCCCCGATAGCGATGAAAAATTACTCATTAGGATATATATTCAATGACAGAATCTGTTAAATAGATATATATAAAGACAAATGATAGAAATAATCAAATTTGAGGAATTTAGATCAAAAAACGCTCCTATAGACAGGGAGGTTTTTGAACATCAGGTCGAGTTCATAGAAAGCGAGATCAGAAGAATGCGCAGGGAGGGATTAAGTGCAGATGAAATTAACGAAAACGTATTTTCCGATATTCTTTCCGGACTAGGAGGGGGTTTTTCCGATATTGTTAAGGATTACGTTATAGATTGGGCAGCTCAAAAAATGGGAGTCCAAACCCATGACGAAGCTGGTCAACCAACCATATTTTATCAGATGATACGTAATATCATAGAAAAAATGGAATGGACCAAAATAGGATCGTATTTCGGAAAAGGATCATGTTCTCATTGGGCTAAAGCTATCGTTTTGGGTCTTGCTGATACCATAGAAGAAAAAGCCATAGCTGCTATTCTTGGTGCTTTAGGTATGCAAATAGATGAAAGGGGGGGATTAGCTACAACACTAGCATTGTCTATAAGACAAGGATTACAGAACGCGGTTAATAACACAGATTTCATGAAGAATATAGAAAAAATGATATCAGGTAAATTGTGTGGAGCTAATTTTGGTGACATACTAAGTGGTATAACCAGATCTGATCAAGATAAAGTGACTGACCAGATTCAGAGAGCTGCAGAAGATGACCCAAATATACTTAAAAAAGTAGCAACATCCGGGATAATGGATGTATTAACAAAAACAGTTGCACCATGAACGTAAAAAACGTAAAAAAAAGAGAAATTCTAGATTACAAGCAATTCATTAAGGTTGCTTCGGATCCATTCAATAAACAAAACTTGAGCAAGGAGGACAGAACGGGTTTTAATAAAATTAAACCGGAAAAGCCATATGCTTATGTTGGATTTCAAGACCCTATATTTAATAAGGTATCAAAAATAGATTATCCAGGGAAAGGAGCTACAGAAAGCGGGATCACTGCTGAATTTGGAACTAGCGAATAAAAAATAAAAAATAAAAATGGGAACTAAAATATTATCATGGGAGGAATTCAGTAAGGAAAAAAAACAGCCTGATGTACCTCTTTTTAGCGACGATAACATGGCTAAAATACCTACTGAAGAAATCGATGGAATTGAAGAGGAGGAGGACGAGGATGCCATAGATTCTGAAGAAGTAAAGACGTTAAAGAATCAAACCGATGTCCAATCGGACGAGGACGATACTGAGGAAGAAGATACTGAGGAAGAAGATACTGAGGAAGAAGATACTGAAGAGGAAGACGAGGACGATACTGAGGAGGAAGATACTGAGGAAGAAGATACTGAAGAGGAAGACGAGGACGATACTGAGGAAGAAGACGATACTGAGGAAGAAGACGAGGACGATACTGAGGAAGAAGATACTGAGGAAGAAGACGAGGACGATACTGAGGAAGAAGATACTGAGGAAGAAGACGAGGACGATACTGAGGAAGAAGATACTGAGGAAGAAGACGAGGACG